AAAGCAGATCCAAACAAAGAACCTAAAAAACCTACTACAGGCAAACGAGGCCGCCCCGCTGAAAAAATGTCAGGGATGGATGATGAAGATAAAGAGGCTGTAAAATCTATGGGTAAAGATGAAACAGCAAAAGAATTAGCGTCAACACCCGAAGAAAAGAAAGAAAAATTCAATTTGGGTCTAAAGTTTATTAAAAAATATAAAGACGACAAACCAAAAGTAGATGCTTATTTAAAGAAAGCAAAAGAAGAATATAAACTTTCAAAGGCAATGATTGATGATCTTAAGCGTGCTGCTGGAAGAGAGGTTGAAGCCTAACAAAATGTATGAAAAAGGTTATAACATTAGATAAGACTAAATTAATCCTTTTAGGAGTTATAGGAATATTATTACTGGGGTTGGCTCTTTCTTTATATAGGAAAGACCCTACCCCACATAATATTTCTCTATATCAAAAACAGATAGATAGCTTAAATATAGAATTAAAACATTTAAAACAAGATCAGATTATTCTTAACCATAAGCTTAAAATGTATAAAGATAGTCTTGTAGTATATAACCATAAAATAGATTCCTTAAATCAAAATATAACAAAAATACGAAACTATTATGGTAAAAAAATACGGGATATTAATAACGCTTCTCCTACTGAAATTTACGATTTTATCACAAATCGATACAAATAAAGTATGTTTTCCCTATGAAGTAGCTAAAAAGATTTCTATTGAGCTTATCCAAAAAGATTCTTTAGAAGCTGAACTTCATGAAACTCAAAAAATTCTTAATGTTTTTAACTCTAAGTTTATACTTCAAGATAGTATAATTTCTACTTTAGAAACTAAAGAAAAAAACTATATATCTCAAATTGATATTCTTACTAAAAAAGATTTATTACATAGTAAAGAAGTAAACGAATTAAAAGATAAAAATTCTTCTTTAACTCGTAAAAACAAAAATCTGAAAACTACTGCTAAAATTTTAGGTGGGGGATTTTTGGGTACTTTAGCTTTGTTAATAGTATTAATATAATATGAGTCAAGATATAAAACAAATATTAAGAGAAGAATACATAAAGTGTGCAACAAACCCTGTATACTTTATGAAAAAATATTGTTACATCCAACACCCCCAAAGAGGAAGAATCCAATTCCACTTATACCCCTTCCAGGAAAAAGTCTTAAAACTATTTCAAGATAACCCATATAGTATAATTTTAAAATCAAGACAATTAGGAATATCCACTCTTGCTGCTGGCCATGCTTTATGGTTGATGGTCTTTTATGAAAATAAAAACGTACTTGCTTTAGCTACTACTCAAGCAACTGCACGTAATCTAGTTTCCAAGGTACAATTTATGTATGAAAATCTTCCATCTTGGTTAAAGATAGGACACGAAGAAAATAATAAACTTTCTTTAAAACTTAAAAACGGATCTAAGATACAAGCCAAATCATCTAGCCCAGATGCCGCACGATCAGAAGCAGTATCATTGCTAATAGTTGATGAGGCTGCTTTTATTGAAAATATTGCAGAAACATGGGCCTCAGCTCAACAAACGTTAGCAACGGGTGGTGGAGCTATAGTGTTATCCACTCCCTATGGTACTGGTAATTGGTTTCACCAAATGTGGGAAACTGCTGAAAATTCCTTGGATAGTGAATTCCTCCCAATTAAATTACCATGGCAAGTTCACCCAGAAAGAGATCAATCTTGGAGAGATAAACAAGATGTTCTTTTAGGTGATCCTAGATTAGCTGCTCAAGAATGTGATTGTGACTTCAACACCTCAGGAGATACAGTTTTTTATAATGAATTCATGGAATTCTATGAGAAAACTTATGTTAAAGATCCCTTGGAAAAGCGAGGAGCTGACCGTAACTTATGGATATGGGAACCTGCAGATTATTCTCGCAATTATATGGTGTTAGCAGATGTTGCTCGAGGAGATAGTAAAGATTTTTCAGCATTCCATGTGATGGATGTTGAAAATAACACTCAGGTTGGAGAATATAAAGGACAGATAGGAACAAAAGAGTTTGGTCATTTATTGGTAGGAATATCAACGGAATATAATAATGCTTTATTAGTGGTTGAAAATGCAAGCATTGGGTGGTCTACAATACAAACTATATTGGAAAGAGGTTATCAAAATTTTTACCATTCACCAAAAAGTGGAGAAATTAAAGCTGATTCATATTTTAATGAATATTCTGACATATCTAAAATGACCCCTGGTTTTACAATGAACACCAGAACTAGACCAATTTGTATTAATAAATTCCAAGAATCTATTTCCGACAAAGGAGTAATATTCCAGTCTAGGAGACTACTTTCTGAAATGAAAACTTTTGTTTGGAAGAATGGTAGAGCAGAAGCCCAATCAGGATATAATGATGATTTAGTTATGTCTTTTGCAATGGGGCAATATGTTAGATCAACTGCTCTACAATTTAATAAATATGGTGAAGATATGTATAAAAGCATGTTAAATAGTACCACTTCAACAAATACCCCATATTTTGGAGGATATTCAGCTAATACACAAGATAATCCTTGGAAAATGGATAATCCATATTCTAATGGAAAAGAAGATATTAGATGGTTACTCTAATATTTATAACTATATAAATTAAATAAATGGCAGATAAAGGCTTATTTTCACGATTGCAACGTTTATTCTCTACAGATGTTATCATTAGAAATACTGGAGGAGACCAATTAAAAGTACTAGATGTAAATACCATCCAACAATCGGGGGAATTTCAAACTAACTCATTAATAGATAGGTATAACCGTTTATATACTAATTCTAGTACCTCTCTTTATGGATACCAAAATTCATTCAATTACCAACCTCTACGCCCTCAACTATATTCAGAATATGCTGCTATGCATACAGATGCTATTATTGCATCAGCACTTGATATTTTAGCGGATGAATCTACTCTTAAAAATGATATGGGTGAGGTATTATCTATTAGATCAACAGATGAAAATATACAAAAAATATTATATAATCTCTTTTATGATGTTTTAAATATAGAATTTAATCTTTGGCCTTGGGTTCGTAATATGTGTAAATACGGTGATTTCTTCCTTAAACTAGAAATCGCTGAAAAATTTGGGGTATATAATATTATCCCTTATACTGCATACCATATTGAGAGACAAGAAGGATATGATAGAGAAAACCCAGCATCTGTAAGATTTAGATTTGATCCTGATGGAGTATCTGCCTCTAGTTATGGCTACTATGATGTTCCTAATTCTGCCAATCAAGCTAATTCTATATTGTTTGATAACTATGAAATGGCTCATTTCCGTTTATTAACAGATACAAACTTTTTACCATATGGAAGAAGTTATATAGAACCTGCTCGAAAACTGTTTAAACAGTATACCCTAATGGAAGATGCTATGTTAATTCATAGAATAGTAAGAGCACCAGAGAAACGTATCTTTAAAATTAATGTTGGTAATATAGCTCCTGCTGAAGTAGAAAACTTCATGCAAAAGACTATCTCTAAAATGAAACGTACCCCTTACATTGACCAACAAACTGGAGATTACAATTTGAGATACAACATGCAAAATCTTCTAGAGGACTTTTATATCCCAGTTAGGGGCAATGATCAAGCAACCCAAATTGATACCTTAGGAGGTTTACAATACGATGGAATACAAGATGTAGAATATTTAAGAGATAAACTATTTGCTGCACTTAAAATACCAAAAGCCTTTTTGGGTTATGAGAAAGATTTAACAGGTAAAGCTACATTAGCTGCTGAAGATATTAGATTTGCTCGTACTATAGAACGTATCCAAAGAATTATAGTATCTGAACTTAATAAAATAGCTCTTGTCCATTTATATGCTCAAGGTTATAAAGATGAAAATCTTTCAAACTTTGAACTTTCTTTAACTACTCCTTCAATCATATATGATCAAGAAAGAATAGCTTTAATGAAAGAAAAAATGGACCTAGCTAGCCAAATGGTAGAACAAAAACTATTCCCTACTGATTGGATATATGATAACATATTCCATTTAAGCGAAGACCAGTATGATGAATATAGAGACCTAATCAGAGAAGATGCTAAACGCAGATTCAGATTAACTCAGATAGAAAATGAAGGAAACGACCCATTGGAAACTGGTAAATCATATGGTACTCCACACGATTTAGCTACGTTATATGGTAAAGAAAGAATGTACTCTAGTCCTGGTAATGTTCCCGATGGGTATGATACTGATGAGAAAAAACCATTGGGCAGACCTGTTGAAAAAGTAACCAACAAAAATTCTCAAGATAATGCTTTTGGTAAAGATAGATTAGGAAATCTTGGAATGAAAAAAGATAATGATTCATCCGATTCAATAAAACCACAATATAAAGGTGGATCTCCATTATCTCTTAAAGAAAAAACAATGCTTGAAAAAATGCCTATAAATTCAAAAAAATTAGTATTTGAATCAAGTGAAGGAAAAGGATCATTATTAGATGAAGATCAAATACGTGAGTAATACCTTTTTATATATTTATAAATAAATAACATTACGAAAGAATGAAAATTAAACATTCCAAGTACAAAAATACGGGAATACTATTTGAACTTTTGGTAAGACAAATTACCTCTGATACTTTAGAAGGTAAAGATTCTCCCGTTAAAAGTCTTCTTAAAAAATACTTTGTTAAAACTGAGTTAGGGAAAGAGTACAAGCTTTATGAGACCCTACTAAATAAGACTAGTTTAACAGAAACTAAAGCCGATATTATAATTAATACTTTAGTTGAATCTTCTAAAACTCTTAATAGAAGATTAATTCGTAAACAGAAGTATAATTTGATCAATGAGCTTAAAGAACACTATGATTTAGTTGAATTCTTTAACCACAAACTTCCCCACTACAAAATCCAAGCAGCCTTTTATACCTTGCTTGAAATATACAACCATGACAAACCAGTAAATCCAGAATATATCATCACAAACAAGATGACTATTCTTGAACATTTAACTGCTGCTCAAATAAAAGAAAATAACGTTCGTAATAGTGTTCTAGAAGAACTTAAAAAAGAAGATAAGGATGTTAAAATGTTAACATATAGAATTCTCCTTGAAAAGTTTAATACTAAATATGAAAATTTTTCTCAACCCCAAAAAGAAATTTTAAAGGAACTTATTTATTCTATAGATAATAAACCACGTTTAAAAGAGTTTTATATTTCTAAAACTACTGAACTTAAAAAAGAACTTACGGAATTAAATAAAAAAACTAAAGATAAAGTTACTAAAATAAAGTTAGATGAGGTAATATCTTTACTAGACCCTAATAAAATTACTAATAAAGTAACAGACAGTAATTTAGTTGATCTTCTTCAATATTGTGATTTAGTAAATGAATTAGAATTAGCAAATGCATCAGCTTAAAGAAAATATATTAGAAGTATTTAATGCTTTAAAAGAAGCTGAGGATTTCATTACTTATAAAACTGGTGAAGATCCTGAACATCAGACTACTACCTGGATTGTAGACTATCAACCTAATCTAAAATCATTATACAACGATATAGATAATATTGTTAAAAAATTAGAAAAAGTACAACAAAGAGTCCAATCAAATGAATCTGAAGTTCTTTTAAAATTAGGAAAATCATTAAGAAATCGTTTTGCAAGGTTACTTAAAAAATATAGTGATTTAAAAGAACAATCCTCTACCTCACAGGGTGGAGCTTCTTTTACTCCTGGAGAAGGGGCACAATATGCTACTCCAAAAGCATTTAATAAAAATACCAACTCTAAAGGAGCTAAAAATATTTATTATTATAAGCTAGGGTGGAAACCTGTCCCTAAAAAAATAAAAGGATCAGGTTTAGAAGTTAAAAAATTATACGAGGGGGAAGCTAAGGATTTTCAACAAGAGAGAATCAACATGTTTGATAAAATTGAAGATGAACTTAATACTTTATCCCCACTAATTTCAAACGCTAAAAATTCTACTATAGAATATTACAATGAAAACCCAGGATCCTATGCTATTGTTAGATCAACAGATTTGATTTTGGATTATATTAAAGACATAAAACAACTACTTAAAGGAGAAACAGAATGAAAACCTTACAAGACCAGTATAAACTAATTAAAGAAGGTAAAGGACACAAAGATGTATTTTTAAAGGAAGCAAAACAAATGTTTCCTAACTATATTCGTAATGCTGCTACATTTGAAGAAGCATCTAATATCCTAAAGGATAAAAATGTTATTAGTGAAAATTTAGTTGGTATAGAACCAATTAATACTATCTCACGTGAAAAAGAATCATATGAGAAAGCATTTGAAAAATTTCTAGAAGAAGCTAATA